GGATAGTACTTATAAGCGAATGCTTAAATGCACTAGATGTGCTATAAACCCGGGAGGTAACATGGCATTTTCACAGCAGATTCCTAAGGATTCTGACAAGAGAAAGAATGCTCCTATCATTCCTGACACTCTTCTAGAGAGAAGAGATCGTAGTGTACTTATTGGCCCTGAACTTCCAAAGGAAAGAGCCTGGTGCAAGCAGGCTAGGGAATGGTGGGACATGTGGCGCGGGCATGAAATCGCGCCGAACCTCGAACCTAGTGACTGGCAGCATCTTCTAGATACTGCACTACTCCATAATGAATACTGGTGTGGAGCTTTACCTATTCAGTCAATGGTTTCTTATGCCGCTGAGATTAGAAGAAGAGTTGCTAGCTTTGGTGGAACCCTTGAGGACAGACTTAAACTCCGTATCAAGTTTGTTGAAAACGGAGAGATTACGGAATCAAAGACTCCTGCAAGTAGTGTTAACTACTCTGACTTAATGGAGGATTAATGATTCCTAGAGGATTACCTAAAAGAACCCTTGGTTGGGAAATCCTTGATTGGGGATCAACTTATCTAGCTCAGCCAGATGGAGCCTTTAAGGGCGAGAGATGGAAATATACTAAAGAACAGGCAAAGTTTATTCTTTGGTATTACGCTCTGGATGAACGAGGTAAGTTTATTTATCGTAGAGCACTTCTAGCAAGACCAAAAGGATGGGGAAAATCTCCCCTGCTTGCGGCTATTTCATGTAGCGAGCTTTTAGGGCCGGTCAACTTCGATGGCTGGGATTACAACGGTAATCCAGTCGGAAGACCCAGTTATTCACCGCTTATCCAGCTTGCAGCAGTATCAGAAGCACAGACCGATAACACTATGTCTTTGGTTATTGAAATGCTTTCTGAAGGTCCTGCGTATGATTACTATTCCCTAGACGTAGGAAAGTCTAGAGTTCTTTGCCGTGGAGGAAAACTGGAGCCGGTAACGGCTCAAGCAAAATCACGTGAAGGTCAGAGACCTACATTTGCCGTTTTGGATGAAACGCATTTATGGGTTCCTTCTAATGGTGGAGATAAGTTAGCAGCAACTATTCGCCGTAATCTTGGTAAGATTAACGGCCGTTCAGTAGAAACTACTAACGCATTCCTGCCAGGTGAAGAATCTGTAGCAGAAGACTCACATGAATACTGGCTTAAGATCCAGCGTGGAGAAGTAATCAATCCTGGTCTTATGTATGACTTCCGTGAAGCTCCACCAGATACACCTTATGAGCGTTCAGAGGGACGCCGTAAGGGATTAATTATGGTGTATGGAGATGCGGCTAAGGAGAATGGTGGCTGGGTAGATCTTGATCGTATCGAACAAGAAATGGATGACCCTGCAACCAAGGAAGCCGATGGAAGACGCTTCTACTTTAATCAGATCACTCAGGGATCACTTCAGTGGATGAATCCGCAGAAGTGGAAAGACTGTGAAAATACTAATGTTAGACCTCTATCTAAGAACGATCCTATTACCTTAGGTTTTGATGGTGGAATTAGAGATGACTCAACCGCTCTGGTTGCTTGTCGAATCGAAGATTCAGCTATCTTTCCTATTAGGATTTGGGAACGCCCAGAGGGAGATAAAAACTGGGAAGTCAACTTCGTTGCCGTAGATCTCTATGTAAGAGAAATGCTAGAAAATTATAACGTCATTCGAATGAACTGTGACCCTGCTTACTGGCAGGATATTGTCGGACGTTGGGCAATCGATTATGAAGATATCGTATGGGAATGGTGGACTAACCGTAAAAAAGCAATGGCAGAATCAAATGAACGTTTTCATACTGCCGTTGAGACTGGAAATATTGTTCATCCAGGTGATGAGGTATTAACCAGACATATCCTTAATGCTCATACTGACGAGACTCCATGGGGAGATCTTCTCAGAAAGGACATTCGAGGAGGATCTAGAAAAATTGATGCTGCGATTGCTTCTGTTCTGGCATATGAAGCTCGTGGTGAAGCTATTGAAGATGGATTCTATTCAAAAGATGCTGATAACACGGTTTACAGCTTTTAAGGAGGTAAGATGCCTGAACTTATTGCGCCTACAGGCGATCCCTGGTTCTGGCTTACTAGACTCGCTCAGGGTCTAATTGACAGGCAGTCTAGATATGATCTTCTTGAAAGATATGTTATCGGAAACCATCCGATTCCATCAGGAGATATTAGATATGTTAAAGCTCTTCGTGAAATGCAGGAAAAAGCAAAGACTAACTATATTGGTCTAGTAACTAACGCTCCATGCGAAAGAATGGAAGTTGTTGGTTTTAGATTTGGTGATGATGCTGAAGATTCTGGTGACGAAGACGCTAATAAGATGTGGCAGGAAAATGATATGGATCTCATGAGTGGGATTGCTCATACTACTGCCGCTACCTTTTCTAGATGTTATGTGCTGGTTTCTCCTCCGAGAGAACCTGGGAAGATGCCAGTAATTACGGTTGAAGATCCTAGAATTACCATCGTAGAACATGATCCAACCTCTATCAGAATTGTTAGAGCTGGACTAAGAATGTGGCACGATGATGTAATCGGACACGCTATCGCAGTTGTTTATCTTCCAGATGCTATTCATTACTTTAGAGGACAGCAGAATGAATGGTATAAGAATATTGACTACGATCTTCTAAGAGAACGAATCGTTACTGCCGGTTCTTGGGAATATATGGGTTCTGAACCTAATATGATTGGAGAAGTTCCAATCGTTCCGCTGAACTGGCGACCTGGTTTACATGGTACGAGCATGGCTGAAGCAGAAGAAGGCTTCAGTATTCAGGACAGAATTAACTCTACTGTTCTCGATAGAATGATTATTTCACGCTCACAGGCTTATAAGCAGAGGTGGGCTAAAGGTGTAACTATCCCCAAAGATGATGCCAATAGACCGAAAGCACCATTCGATCCCGGTTCGGACATCTTATGGGCTGTGTCGGACAAAGATGCAATGTTTGGGGAATTCAGAGAAGCTGACATTCGTCAGGTTCTTGAAGCGGTTAGAGATGATGTTGGGGACCTTGCAGCAATTACCAAGACTCCTCCTCATTATCTTCTTGGCGAGATTGTAAATGCCTCAGGAGATGCACTAAAGGCAGCAGAAACCGGTCTTGTTTCTAAGACTAAGCAGAGAATTAGATCTGCTGGTTTAGCTTGGGAAAAGGTCATTCGACTAGGATTTGCCTATATGGGTGATGAAAGAGCTACGTCGGAAGTTGCGGAAACTATTTGGGCTGATCCTGAGTCTCGTTCAAGAGCCGAACTTGCAGATGCAATCCTAAAGGAAACTCAAATTGGTCTTCCTCCGGAGATGGCATTTGAAAGATTGGGTCTAACTCCTGCTCAGGTAACTAGAGCAATGCAGCTTATGCGCGCAAAGGAAATGCGCGACGCTATGCTTATGGCTGCATCTGGACAAATGGCTCCACAAAAGCCAGGACAACCAACTAATAAGCCAGCCAATAACCCTCCATCGCAAAGAGGAGGAGCTAACTAATGACCACTCCATTAATCGATACTAATTTAGCTACCGAACAGGTTGCGAGAAACTTTACCAACCTTTTTGCAACCCTTAGAGCTTCTATGGTTCAGCAATTACATGCTATTTGGTATGCACTTACCGATTATAGGAGTGAGAATATTGATGGCTGGCTAAATCTTAGTCTGCCTATTGTCCAAGCAGCTCAGGAAACTTCATCATCAGCTACATCAACATATCTACAAATGCAGCTAGACATTATGGGGGACGGCTCACAAGTCGTCCCACCTGATTATGCATTAGTCACTGGCCCAGCCCTTAGAAACGGAACTACTCCTGAACAGGTCTATGAAAGACCATTCAAAGAAGTATGGACTTCTCTTTCAAGGGGATATGATTACGATGTAGCTATTGAGAATGGAGCTAATCGTTTAAGACAACTTGTAGAGACTGATATTCAGTTAGCACATACTCATACTGCTATGAATATTATCTCTAAAAGTAAAAACATCGTAGGTTCTCGTAGAGTTCCTACGGGTAGCTTTACTTGCGCATTATGTCTAATTGCTTCTACTCAGTTCTATCGCAAAGAAAGTCTTATGCCGATTCATCCAGGATGTGATTGCAGGGTTGTCCCTGCTATCCGTGAGGGAGGATCACATGTTGTAGACAAGGATCTACTGGATAGAATTCATAAGGCTATTGAAGAACAGTTTGGCATGTCAGACCGTGCAGCAAGAAGTATTGACTACAGAAAAGTTCTTCTTACTCAAGACCATGGCGAGTATGGACCTACGCTTACTGTAGCAAAATATAACTTTACCGGACCGTCAGATCTTAATCCGACGAAAAGAATTAATGAACTAGCATTAAGATAATGCTGTTATTCCCAGGAGGAAATAATGCCAGAAGAGCAGACTGAGAATCAGGGTACCGAAAATGGTGTCAATGAAAATGCACCTAGAAAGCTTAGCTATGAGGAACTGGAAGCAGAACTTAAGTCAGTTCGCAGTGAAGCAGCTTCTAGACGAATCACTAATAGAGAACTAGAAGAAAAGGCTAAGCAGTGGGAAGAGTACCAGGAATCTCAGAAGACTGAACAGCAGAAGCTTGAAGATCGTCTTAGAAAGCAAGATGAAGACCTGGCTAAGTATAGACTAAGAGATCTGAAGAGTGAAATTGCTAAGCAGTTTGAGCTTGATAGCGAAGATGCCGATCTTCTGACTGGTTCAGACGAAGCAACTATTCGCAAGTCGGCAGAAAGATTAAAGGCAAGACTAGAGAAGAATTCTAGTAATTCTAATAGACCTGCCGATCTTTTAGGTGGAAATCGTGGAACGCCGATTGGTGGAAACACTGGAAGCTTTGACGATTTCATTCGTAATTCAGTCAGACGATAAAAGCTATTTAAGGAGGCATAATGCCTGAGTATAACGATATTATCAATCGTGCCGATAATGGTGCGATCGAGATTCCTGAGCAGGTTTCTCGTGAAGTTATTCAGACTGCGACTGGTTCATCAATCATTATGAACCTTGCAAGACGAGTAACTCTTTCTTCAAGAACTTACAGACAGCCCGTTCTTTCTGTTCTACCTGATGCATACTGGGTTAACGGGGATACTGGTCTTAAGCAGACTACTAGCGTGCAGTGGGATGACATTCATCTAACTGCCGAGCCGCTAGCGGTTCTTGTTGTTGTACCTGACGAATTCATTGACGATGCAATGATTCCGATTTGGTCAGAAGTTCGTCCACTTATTTCCGAAGCATTCGGACGTAAGATTGATGATGCTGCCCTATGGAACATTAACCGTCCTGCTTCATGGTCTGACTCTGTTTACCAGAATGCAGCAGCAGCAGGTAACTTCGTTGAAATTGGTCAGGGTGGAGCAGGTCATACTGACCTGGCATACGATGTTGCCCAGATGGGTCTACAGCTCGCACAGGACGGATTCAACCTGAATGCATTTGCTGCGCAGACTGGATTTAACTGGAGACTTCTAGGTCAGCGTGACGCTAATGGTCAGCCAATCTATACTTCTCTTGTTGGTGACAACCGTCAGGGTCTTTACGGAATTCCTTTCGTAACCCAGTCAAACGGTTCATGGAACCCAGAAGTTCAGCTTATTGGTGGTGACTGGTCGAACGCTCTTGTTGGTGTTCGTCAGGATATGACCTTCTCAATGCATACTGACGCTATCATTTCGGATGACTCTGGTAACGTTGTATTCAACGCGATGCAGCAGGACTCGAAGATCATGCGTGTGGTTATGCGTGTTGGTTTTGCAATTGCCAATCCTCTAACTCGACAGAACACTGTTGAAGCTACTCGTTCTCCATTCTCTCTTCTTGTGGATAACAACTCAGTAGGAAGCTAAATAGACTAACCCCCTCCCCGTGATGGGGAGGGGGTTTTCTTAGTCTTTCGGTAAACGAGGATTAGGGATTGCTGGTACTGGTGGTGGATCTTTTGGTTTTGGTGGGGAATAGTGCTTACCATGATTACGGTATTTACTTTTATTCCCGCTCATTAGTCCTATTACCTCCCCCACGATTGCCATCATTTTCTCGCTTGTCTCCTCCGTGATGATTTCCGCCATTGTCTCCCTTGCTTCCATCATCGTGCTTGCGCTGAGGATTGTTTCTTTCTCCAGTATTACCCATAAGTTCTTATCACGCTTTCTCTTAGAAGATCATAATTATTCTTTGTTCTCTGCCTTTCAATCTCTTTCTGTCGAGAAGAAAGGTTTTTAAGTCTATTTATAATAGCAATCTCTTGAGCTTCTAGCTGGGATAGTTTTTCTAGTCTCTGAGCTAAGGTCATCAAACGCCGTATTCCAATCTCTTATCTGCGATGGTCTGATAAGCAATTGTAATCATTCTTTCTTTCTGACCTCTTGAGAAATTCTTATCTTTCTTGATTTCTTCAACAGTTTTAAGAATTCTGGATCGCTCTCTTTCGAACTTTTCCAATCGCTCAGTTCTATCGTCCACTTGTTTTCCTGTTCTATCAAGCCTATAAGGTTAGTAAGGCATTCACTACAGGCAATGACCATTACATCACCTATGGTGACCATAGTACCATACCCACCGTAATTAGTCAATAGGAGTATTAATGTTAGTAACTGCTTACGTGCATGCTTATGTTCCCTACCATAACGCGGGCGCCGAAACCACTTTACACGATCTTTTAAGAGCATTAGTAGAAGCCGGGCATGAATGCCAGGTAGTTCTTAAGGAGTCTCCATATGCAGTACAGAGGGAATATGAATATGAAGGAGTTAAGGTAGTCCAGGCTAAGGACAAGAGAACCCTTCTTCACTATCTCCCAAAGTCGGATCTTATTATTACTCATCTGGAATGCTCTACTCGTGCAACCATTCTTGCCAACAAATATAAGATTCCAGTAGCTCAGCTTATTCATAACAATCTAGATCTTACTAGAACATATGTTGCTCATGGAGCAGATTTTCTTATCTACAATACTGACTGGATTAAGGTTGACTTCTCTGATCAGTTCAAGCAGATTCCTTCTATCGTTGTTCATCCTCCGGTATTTGCAGATAGGTATGCAACTACTCATGGAAAGAAGGTAACTCTTGTAAATCTTTACGAGAGAAAGGGCCAGGATATTTTCTACCATCTAGTAGAGAAGATGCCTGATGTTGAATTCCTTGCCGTTAAGGGCGGCTACGGAGAGCAGATCATTAAAGAATTTCCTAATCTAGAGATTATTGAAAATACTCCTGACATGAAGAGTGTTTACGAGCAGAGCAAAATCGTCCTAATGCCAAGTCAGTATGAATCATATGGTCGAATTGCATGTGAAGCATTGGCTTCTGGAATTCCAAATATCGTTACTCCAACTCCAGGACTGATGGAAGCTCTTGGTTCTGCTGGTATCTACGTCGGACGTGAGGCTCCGAATGACTGGGAAAACGCCCTGAGAGCGCTTCTGGCGCCACGGAGATACGGAGCCATGTCCAAGTTAGCACTAGCTAGATCTAAAGCC